CCCTCTTTGCGTTGCCATGCAGGACTAGCCATTACTTTAAACGATGTGCTCGACGTTCTGATTTTTTTTCAGACATGCCACGATTTTCCATTCGTGTTTCTTCGCGTTCAACATAAGAAGATTCTTTGTTTTCGTGTTTTTGGGCTTTTTTCTTAGCAAGAGACTTGGCGGCGTTCATTATTTCCTTGAAGCCCAAGCGTTATCCACCAAGTTTGGATAAGAACGACCGGCTTTTGCAGCACGTGCTCTGGCTGCTTTTTTCTGAGCAAGACTAAGCTTTGCTGATTTCTTGTTAGGGTTTTTTGTGTCCCAAAATGCCTTAGCCATTACGGATTCCGGGTAACCATTTTAGCTATTTGAGGGCTTGCAAGACCTACGTTGTATGTTTTTCCATCACCAACTGGCTGTGCATACATAACACGTTTTCCAGTTTTACGCCGGACATTGTTGTCAAAATTTGCCGGGATGCTTACTTCTCCATACAGTTCACCGCGAGGTCCCACCGAATCAACCATGCGAGCTTGGCTTGTGCCATAACTTCCGCCAGGAGAACCACTTCGAGCAGCTTTTTTTCTAGCTAATTCTTTGGCTCCAGAGTCGCCCATGCTTTTTTTCATTTTTTTACCTCTGGGATAATAAGGATTTCTAATCCGCCTTCGCTACATATTACAGGAGCATGGAAGATAATGGTAGGAACGTACTGGGGAGCATCGTCATCTATGACCCCTGCATCTACTAGCCCGTCGATAGCCGCTTTGGCTGTGGGGAAACAAGCCCCAGTATCTTGAATTCTACGGTCGGGCAGGATTGGAGTCACCTCAATAGTTATTGCGTCAAAATGTGGTATTTCGGCTTCTATGGCTGCGTCTCGAAAAGCTTCACGCCACCACTTAGTAATGTTCGACCTCTCATAGTGCGAACCTTTTTTACGTTCTTGATTAACGGTCCAAGGCCGGCGGCCTGAAACCATAACACTGTAAGTTTTCACGGTGCTTCAGAATTAGCACGTCGCCGCTTCATTGTTTCTACGGTTTTTAGACGAGCACGGGCTGCTCGTTCAACGCTGGCAATCTGCTTATCGGTTTGGTAAGGGATTCCAGGAAGCGAAAAAAGTCTTCCAACAGCAGCCGGTGTTCCGCCCCATTTTTCAATGCGTTGGTTGGTTTGAGGAGATAGTCGAGCTTCGCCTGTTTTGTATGTTGCAACAGGACCAAGTGCAATGCGGGTGCCGGGGATGTTTCCCCTAACCGGAGAAGCTTGGACAAGACGGTTCGCTAATGGGAATTGCTGAATAGCAAAACCAAGGGCTTCACTTAGACTTCCACCATTAGGTAACAAGAGACCACTGTTTAATGCAGAACCCGATGGGCTGTAGCCACCAGCTCCGGGTGCTCTTTGTATTGGAGACAATGTAGTGGTATCTGTACCAAAAGCTAAAGCACCAACCAAACGTGGTACCGGCCCTTGTCCGCGCAAAGCGTTTCGCTTGTCTCCACCGTAAAGATAAGCAAGAGGTCCGTTAAGTACGTCAGAAAGAGGGTTTAGGAAGTTAGTAGAAAGAACACCACCAAAAAGACTCGTTCCTCCGTACTTGAGGTTCATCGGATCTTCTTCTGGGTCGAAGCCCAATGAGCCAAGATAGAAATACCAAGCAAGCGCCTGTGGTCGTTCTTTTGCTAGCGCCCAAAATACTTTATGAACGTGTTTAATCCAAGCATAGAAAGGAACAAACTGAGTAACGTATTTACGTTCTTTCATTGTAAGGTCAGCAAAGTCTCCAAGCCATTTGTTGGCGGTGTCGGCAACTTCGAACATTAAGTCGTGGATGGCCCTGTCGGTACGCCACGTTCCATCATCAATGATGTTTTCTAGTGTTTGCCTGCTGCCAAATTTTTCCTTAATAGCCCTATCCATTAATTCAAGGAAATACGCATGGCGTTGGATTGTGTTAAGAGTTTCGTTAACCTTAAAAGAAACACGAACTGGGTTTCTGTCTAAAAGCTTTTCTGGTATTCCTGCTTGTTCCCCAGCACGTCGAAGCAAAGACTTCTTGGGTTCCGGAGCCGCCAATCCAAGTTCCGTGAATCGTTCCTGCTGTTGCAAAGAAACGTTTTGAACAGGACTGGCCTGCAAGAACTCAGCAAGCCTCTGCTGCTCTAAAGTCTTTCCATTTCCCATTGGTGTTAATGGATCAACTAAGGCTTTCACTGACCCGTATTCGGCGCTACCTACCTGCTGCATACGCTTGTATAGGGTTACGGCATCGACACCAGACATTTGAGAAATGATTGTGTTGCTGATTAAGTCGCCGAGTTGCCACGTAACCGAGAAAGCAAGGGTTGTGGTTTTGAATTTAGAAGTAATAAACTGAGACGCACCAAGTAAACGTGTGCCAAAGTTTGGTGTAACTATCTTGTTTTCGCGCGCAATTTTTTCTTTCATGCCTTCAGGAAGAAAAAAAGTTTCTTCGTTAATCTTGTCAAACGAAATTGATTTGTCTATTCTTGCATAAGGATCAACTGGCTTTAGTCCTCGGTTCTGCATTTCACTAAGAATCTTTGCACCAAAAACTTGGTCTTCCATAAACTTTAGGTTTGCTGCTGGGTCAAGTACTCCGGGGGCGTACGCTCCCATGCCGTCAGGAACGGGAGTCCCGGCTTCTTCCATTGCTTTAACTAGGTCAGGATATAAAGCATCAGCGGTTTCTTTACTGTATGCAAGTGCTTCTATTTTTGATTCTTCACGCAAACGCTCAATGGTGACGTCATCCAGAAGTTCAACTGGCTTTTTCCCAAATAAAGAAACAACCGCCCGGAAAGATTCGTTGGCACTCATTTGACCCGATTCTTCACCAAGTCGCGTAGCAATCAAACGCAAAGAAAAAACAGTCTCCCTGTCGCCTTTCCTGTAATGTTCGTTACGCAAGACAACGTTTCCAGATGTTCCCTCAGCAGAGTATTCCCGCTTTAAACCACCAGACATGAGCATATTGCCACCGCTAGGAAGATACATCGGTCCACGCATTAACGCAGAAGCCGCCGAGCCTTCCAAATCTGTATAACCAACATCAAAATTGCCAGAAGGATACATGATGTTTTCATCAAGGGCGACCTTTAATGGTCCACTGCCTGGAAGCAAGGAAAGCCTTTGGTTAGGAACTGAAGATATTAATTTAGCTTCAGTTTTTTCCATCCGCTTAACTTTTAGTTCTTCTGTTTTTCTTAAAGTTTTTAGTTCACGAAGTTTTGCTTCACGTTTTGCCTGGACGAGGCGCTTATTCTGAGATGTTTTCCTACGTTCAATGAGACCGAGAGCTTCGGTTTTGTATTGCGCAGAATCTTTAATCCATTGGTCAAATGCTGCAATACGGTCCGATAAACGTTCGGCCTTCTTCATCTTTGCAGAGGCTTCTTTAGCCATTGCTTTTAAGATGTCTGCTTCGTAGGTGGCTTGACGAATAACAGGGTCAGTAATTGCCATGTCTTCAACAACTTCTGCTGGGCGCTTAGCCGTAGGTCGAAGAAGCTCTACCGTTCGTGGGTTTGCTTCAAGTCCGCTTAAGTGTTCAGCACGTGCTACAACAGCACCATACTCATCAGCTGTTAAGGAGTAGCGGTCTTGGTAATTGCGTAGTTCTTCAAGGTTGATTTTGGTAAACTCATCACCCAGAATTGCTGCATCTGTTGCTTTTGTATTACGGATACTACGACGAGCCTTTTGGATACGGTCAATATTTTCTAGTATTGCAGCACCAAATTCATCGACGGTCATATTTGCTTCATCCGCAAAAGCGTCAATAGCAGTTCCTTCACGAACGTATCGCGGCCCACTAAAAGAACCGCTTTTAAACTCTGTTGTTCTAAAGAAGTCTCTGGCGATTACTTGTCGTTGTTTAGCGTCGAGACCCTTAAACCACCAGTCCCATTCAGGTTGGCCTTTCTTGGGTGAAATACCCCACGTAGGGTTGCCAGTGCGTACATCAACGCCAGCGCCCAAGTTGCTTTGGGCATATCCGGATTGGGTATATATTTCGTCTTCGTAAAACTTGATTTGTTGTTCACGGTAAGCTTTAATATCAGCAGGCGTTGGGTTACTTACTGCTTCAATATCTTTTTCAAGAGCTAAAACGTCTTCGTATTCATCGCGAAGTCGCTTTAATACTTCAGGATTGTCAACGGCTTCTTTAGCACGTGCTTCAAATTCAGGAGCTAACTCAATAGCACCGATTGCATCTTCGATGCGTGGGGTTTCTATTTTTTCAGGAACGGGCAACAACGAGCCAGTTGCTTTAGAACCGTCGCGTGGCCCAACAAGTTCATCTAGGAAAGCTTTAAGTTCTTGAACTTCGGCATCAAATTTAGCTGCCTTTTCCCGAAACATAGGTTCGTTGCCGTTGTATTCCGGAAAATTAAATTCCATCTGTATGTCAGTGTAAGAAATTTTAGAGTCTGGAAAATAATCACTGCCATAAAATTCGATTTCTGGTATAAGGTCGTCGTTTTTAAAATCTAATTTATAGTTTTCCCATTCGGAAAAAAGGCGATCATAAACGTCAACAATTTGTCTTATTGTTACAGTATTTACAAGGGGTTTTTCCAAATCCAAACCAATGAAAAAAGTGATATCTCTTGTTTCAAGTGTCAAGTATGTGTCGGTTGCTACACCGTCATCATTGAAACTGATACTTACTTCAGCGTTGTGCCCCAAAGGTTCATAATCAACAACAACGTCAGGTGGAACGTTGCGTTTACCAATAGAAATTCTTTCGGGGGTTTTAACAGTTTCAGTTATGCGTTTTAATTCAGCACCAAAATCGTTATCTAAATTCAAACTAACAACTTGTCCGGGTTTGTATACAGCTCTGTATCTATCAATTTTGAATGAAAGTTCCTCGCCTTCAGGAATCAATGGTTTCATATCGCCAGTGGTACGCGCAAAAGGAGAAGTAACGCCAGAAAGAATATCAAGGTTGGCTTTGTTTCTGATTGTGTTCTCAATCATGTTGCCAGGGGTGTCGGCGTTAAGAGCCAAGTCGCGCATGAGCTCACCAAGTTGGATAACGCGAGCTTGGTTTACTGCAGCAATAACTTCTGTAGGCGAGTCATAATAGTTAGTTTCCGCCATGTTCCATGACTCGGAAAGAAGAACCTTGATACGAGCAACGTCAGCTTCCATAGCAGGGGAAACTTCTTTAGCCATTGGAGCGAGAATTTCGTCAATGTAATCAGTAAGACCTTCGTAGTATGTACGACCAGAACCAACGGTAAGGGGGGTATTTGCCGGATCAAGAATATCGTCAGGAATATCTAGGTAGGTAGGGTCACCGCCTGCTTCGATAAAAGCAGTTTCAGCGTCAAACAATTCGTCGTCAGAATTATAGATTTCTTCAGCAAGTTTATTGTTAGCGGATTCTTCCATTCGACGAGCGGCTTCGTTTACGTTCTGAGCAGATTCCAATTCTATTTTTGCTTCGTCAGCAATGCGGCGAAGCCCTGCAAGTTGTTCTTGCATCTTTTCCAACTCAAGAGAAGAAGCGGTTTCGTCCATGGCCGAACGTTTCTTACCAATGGTATCTTCTAGTGCGCGAACCCTAGCTTCAGAGGCTTTCAGTGCTTCAAAAGCTTGAACAATCTGTTTACTTTTTAGGAATTTGTTGACATCAGCCACTGTCATTCTATATTTTTTAGCAATGGCTTTTTGGCTAACGCCATTTAGGTGAGCATCAATAATGTCGTATGTGCGCAATTTATCTGCGGACGCCTTATGTGCTTCTTCTAGTTTCGCAATGCGGTTATTAATTTTTTCAACGTTAGCTATTGTTTTTTCAATTTTAGAACGAACAGACGAAAGCAAATCAGATGCAGCAGTAAGCCTCCCACTTTTTCTGGTTATTGGATTGACGTCAGGGCCAACAGCCGGCTGGTTGTCTGGCGGCATTGGTGCACCTGTAGCATCGCCAATTAATTCACGACCAAGTTTTGTTCTTACGCGACGATAGAAAGCAACGTTTTCTCTCATGCTTGCTGGGTACATGCTTGCATCAAGAGCAAACTCGTCTGGCAAAATCTCGACAATAGCCATGAGCGTGTTAATGCGGTGGATATCGTCTACCGGAAGATCCCAAATTCCTTTTTCTGCTGCGGCATTAAAGAAATCAAGTGCTTCCTTGTTGCCCCACTTCTTTAAATTTATTCCAAGGTTCTTAACAAACGGAGTTGGAGTTAGGTATTCAGCGCTTAGGTTGTTCTTGCGTCCCCAACCGTCTACTGCTCGTTGTGTTGCGTGAGCAGATTGAACGGCTAATCTTTCTGCAGCATCAGCAAGACGTTCGTATTGGGCTTGGGACATTCTTGGGTTTTGGGATGTGTGGTTAAGAAAGTCGACACCAAGTTTGGCACCATCTGGACCAAGGTGCATTTCTGGCCTGTTGTTAACACGACCAATAAGGGCAACCTGTTTAGGTTCCATGTCGAGAGTGTCGGAAAGCCATCTAACTAATTGTGCTCGACCATTGATAGACGCAATAACGGCTTGTTCTTCAGCTGAGCTTAGCTCGCCCCATTCTTTACCAGTGTCCGGGTTGATATCTTTTTTGTAAAGAGGTTCGGTCTTGATTCCAAGAACAATTCTTTTAGTGGATTCTTTATCAAAAAGCTCCATGCGGGCAGCTTTGTTAATTGCCTTTTTTACCTGTGAAGATATAGCATTGTTTTCATGGAACGCAATCTTCTTACTTAGTTCCTTGATAAAAGGGTCGTACATTGGAAGGTCCGGGTTAGCTGCTTTGTATTCAACCAACTGGGCTTTGTACTTATCTGCAGCAGACTTACCCCACGCGCCCCATTCTTTACCAAGCAAAGAGCCGGTACGGTAAGAATAACCAGCGTATTGAAAAGCCTTAACGTAAGGCTTAAACGGAAGTTGCATTAACTGCTCACCGCGTTGAGCTAAATACCCGCTTGATTCTCCAATTTTTAACGAAGCGGATTCTAATTGACCCCAACGCTTGGCAGCGGTTTCTGCACCAGTTTCGGTAGCAGCTGCAGCTTTTTCACCAAATTTACCTTTAAGGCCACCGCCGCTTTGTACTGCTTTAAATTCAGGAACGTATCTTTCATAGATAGGCAGGCTTTTATCGGTGCTTACTTTTCTAATCCCAGTAACAACATTGTCTGTTTTTACTTGTCCCAATCCGCCTTTGCCGCCAAAAACAGAAGAAATCCCCTTACCTAAAAAGAATATGTTTCCTGCGTCTTCTAACAAAAGGTGAGAAATTGGTTGTTTGTTTTTAAGAGCGTCCCAGTATTCCAGTTCTCTTTGGCCAGTAAAAAGCTCAAGTGTGTGACCCATGCTTTTAATCATGCTGATACTTGTTCCGTAAGCGGGACGGTATTTTCCAAGAGTTAAACTAGAAGCTACCGCCTGGGCAGCATCGATACCCATACCTCCAGCAAAAGTTATAAACCCTTGCGGAACATTTTCAATAATCTTGCCAGCTGCTTGTAGTTCGCGAGCAGGGTATCCAATGATGCCTTGATCCTCTGATAATTTACCTGATACCGCCTGTGCTGCTTTTCCAGCTCCAATTACACCTGCCGTTACTGGACTAACTCTAAGTACGTTTTCTTTTACTTTGCCTAGAAAACTTTTATCAGAACCTTTAGGCGGAGATAACTTAGCCGCAGGCGCACCACCATAACTAGGCGTTACTGCTTGCGGGACGCTAGGAGGTGGTACTGGCGTTAAAGACGGTTTAGGAGCCATCTCTACTTACCAATGTACTGGCTATTGTCGTCTGTTTGTTTTGCTGTATTACTTATTCCGAGTTTAAACATCGCAGTTAATATTCTAACAAGTTGCTGTTGTCCTTGAGATTGGCTTGCAGCAATATTGGTTATGAGATTATTGGCTGACTTAGCATCACCAGAATCAATGTATTCACGCAGTTTACTAATTACTCCAGCACCGTTAGCAACCGTAGGCTTGTTGGTATCCGGATCGGTGAAATCAAACTGAGAAGCAAATGAAGAATAAAGCTGTTCAGAAGTTTGATTTGTTGCCGACTCCAAATCAGATGCTTTAAACCTGGTTGTATTTTCAACAAGGCCCTGATATTGTTTTGGAATATTAGCTGTTGTTTTAGCATTAGCTGCTTCTGCAGCTTTGTAGGATTTAAGTTCAGCAGCCGGTATCCCAAGAGCCGCAGCTTCTTTTTGGTCTGCTGCTCGCTGTGCAGATTCTTCCTGTTCCGTAGCGTAAGTTTTATCAAGACCGCGGAATTTACCCATAGCAAGGTCAGGATTCATCCCGTAAGCAGACGTAGCAATTTGTGTAGCAAGCTCAGATAGTGGTGTTGCTTGTATTTGAGCAGCGGTAGCTACGTATTGTTCAGCCGGCTTGGACTGTTTGCTGTACCAATCGTTAAGGTTTGCAGCGTATGTACGCAAAGGTGCAGTACGATTTTGAGATGTTTCTTCAAACTGTCTAAAACTTGCAGCACTGTTGCTTTTTGGATTAAATCCCATCGAGCCGCGCACTGTTTGCTGTGCCCCAAGTGAAGCTTTTCCGTACATTGGGTCTAGCTTGTTATAAAAAGCCTGAGATTTAGCTAGTAAAGTTTGAGGCAAGGTTTCACGAAGATTGATTGCGCTTCCCTCAATTGCAGCTTGTTGGTCACCGGCGCTAAAAAATCCGCCATATTTCCCTTTGGCGGACAAACCGCCGGTCGCTCTATTAGCTCCACTAATTACAGTGTTATATAAACTAGTAGGTGCTCCTGCCGCAGCACTGCTTGCTAAAGCGTTTCTACGCGCCCAAGCATCATTAATGTCCGTTGCTGGCGGTGGTGGTGGAGAAACCACCCGTGGAGCCATGCGTCCTTGTGAAGCGTTAAATAGTCCGTCGTATGAACCTATCATTATTGACCAAAAGCTTTCGGCTCGTACGGATCAGCCAGATCACCAATATCTGCACCACTTTGCTTAAAGTCGGTTGTGTAGTTAGGGCTAGAACCAGTTTTCGCTTTTTTAATGCCATAGCGTGATGGGTAACGCCAACGCAAGTAATTGCGATAATTGGTAACATATCCAGGCAATGAATCAACAACCTTGTCTGTATTTTCTGCACGGTTCATGGAAGTTGATTTAATACTAGCCTGCTGGTTAGCGAGTCCAGCAACAGAAGGAATATCAGAGGGATTAATTGTTCCCTGCATTCCAGTTTTTGCAGCAATGTCTTGAAGTGCCCCAGTCATGTTCAGAGCATTAGTTGTGTCTTGACGAAGACCTAACTCGCGCATCGCTACGGCATCTGCATAGTCTCCAAACGGGCGAGGACCACGTACGTTAATTTCTGTTGAATCGTACTTGTCACGGTACATATCGTTTCTTGAAACGCCCATTACATCCTCGTCGAACTGATTGTTTTAACTTTATTAGATACAGGAACAAGTTTTTTAGGTGGCGTAACTGCTGGTTTTTTGACAACTGGTGCCGTTGCCCCAAAACCACTGTACCCAGAAGCATCAACAGCATCATTTCTAGTAATAACAGCAGCTTTTTGCTGTGGGGTCATGTCTGTGTATGTTGACTCAGGAATCGTGTTAACAGGAGCAACAGCTTCAAAAATTGGAGGGGGGGTTACAGGAGGAGTTGTTGGTGTGTTGCCCGTTGGGTCTGCAGGTTTTTGCGTTCCGCCGCCACCGCCACCGGCTGCTGTGGTGGTACCCCCGCCTGTAGTAGGAGTTGCGCTAGGTGTTGGCGTACCGTACATTGCTTTGTATTTGGCTAATTCACTAGCAGCGTCAGTATCAGCTGCGCTTTTACCAGAAATCCTTTCAGCGTTTAGGCCAGCAATGGTTGATCTATACCCGGCTTGGCTTGTGGCTAGGTCGCGTCCATATTGGCCAGATTTAAGCGTTCCGGAAGCTTCATTAGATACATCAATGTTTTTTTGTTGCGCTGCGTATTGAACGTCCAGCGTTCCAGGGCCAGCTTCGTTTCCGGCAGGAGTTTTACGTACAGACATCTTACCCTCTGTGTCAAACTGCACATTGGTAGCGCGTTCGTAGGCAGCATCAAGGGCAGCCTTTTTGTTAGTTGCGGCTGCTTCAAGTTGGATTTTTAGTGTTTCTAAATAGTCAGTCGTGACCGGCATAATGATCGTCCCTAACATGCTTTGTAAGTTTTGAGTCAGTCCATATTTGCATATCTTTGACTTCCTGTATGTCGTCTTTAACGGACTTGATTAATTCTACCGCAGCACCGTGTTGGCTAGAATTATTCTTATCTAATCTATATAATAGCCACATTAATGGGCCGGATATAAGGGCCACCATTACAGCCGACCAGGTGGCATCCATTGTTTATGCTGGCTTAGGTAGGGAACGCCAAGCAGCTTCAAACTTTTCAGGGTCTTCAGCCATCTCTGGAGAAAGTTCTACATGCAACCAAAAGCCGCCAAAAGAACCAGCATTATCGGACTCAGTAAAAACCTTGACCCCCGCAGAATTTTCGCCGCGCGAGCACCTGAAGCCGCGACCATAGCCCTTGTTCTTGTCTTTGGGGTTTGCATCAAATGCGTAGTCGTGAATTTCTTCAATGCCAAGTTCTTTGGTGTATTTAATAAACCAGTCCCACATGGCAACCCCAACCTTGCGGTCTTCGTAACCAATGTCTACGGCTGCACCAGTAGCATGAACAGACAGCCACTTCTCCATGCCAGGGTCACCAATCTTCTTACCCTCAGTATGAGAGTTGCGCATCAATCTTGGAGAATAAATCCCCAAATTCTTGGTTTTCCAACGTGCATGGCACAACGCTGAAAGTTTTTCAGTCCCTGGCTGTGCGCCTTTGCCGTCAAAAGCGGGGTAATAGCTGTACTTACGAGGCATCGTGCTTCGTACGGTCTACACCAAAAGCTTTATCTACTTCGCTCATTTCGAGCTTTCCGTCGCTAAGAGCTTTGCTAAGATCGTAAACAACAAGGGCTACGGCAGCGCCGCCAGCCTGGAGCGCCTGAAACCAGATGGGAATGCTTACCTTGTCTGTAAAAGCCCCAATGACTCCAGTTCCTGTGATAATTCCCAAAGAGCTAGATACAAAAAGGGCGGCAAGGCGAACTGCTACATCTTTAATAACCTGTGTATTCATTTGCCTAGTATCCCATATCAAGCCACTAGTTTCCAGCAACCTGGCCTAGGTCTTAATGATGTAGTTGAGAACCAAGTATGGAGGCATGTTTTCATGAGATGACGAGGCGTCTGCTGTGGCGGCAATAGTGGCGGGATATGCGGCCCCTAAACCAGAAGGGTCAACGGGATAAATTCTTGTACTCCCGGTTGCCACATCTACAAAAGAAGTAGCAACATTGTGGCTGTGGTTTGGTAAACCAGATTGTGCAGCGGTAAGAGCTACGGTTGTTGCACCACCAGATTTACCACGATCATTAAAAGCGGTTATGCTGCTATTGAGACCAACCGGCATTCTTCCTAATAAGTTTGGTACTCGGAAATAGCCGGAAGCTGGAGCAGATAATCCAGTAGAAGTATTATACGTTGATCCAATTACACTATATAAGGGATCGTATGTAGTAATGCTGTATTCGCCACCGTTGCACAATAACCATCCTGCGGGGGCTGCTGATCCAGCATATGGCATTATTGAACCAACAGGTGGCAGTAAAGAAACTAATGGCAGTTCTTGTACTCGGACAGTTCCTATTAAGTTAACATCCCCAGCCAAAGTGGTTGCGCCATATACGGTACCGCCGCTTGTTTTTAGATAAGCAATATCAAGATGATCTTCTAATGATCTAGCGTTGGTTTCAAATATGTCTACAAGTTTTTTTGAATCTGAAGATTTTATATTTGGCAAATATTTAGCAATCAAACTAAGAGCTTGTGGATGTTCCCAAGTTTGTGCATAATTTGGGGTGCTACTGTAATAGCCAGACGCATAGGCTGTTCCGGTTGGTGGCGATGATGTAGTTCCACCAGTACTGGTAGAGTGAGCCACGGCTTCATCAAGAGAACTTTGTATAAATACAAAAGAACCAAGAGACCCTGACCTTGTTGTCATTGAGTGTCTCCCTCAACCCAACAACGCCTAATACGTAGTCCAGCAAACTGTAATTCTATTTCATTTGCATAACCATATGAAGCATTGTCAACATTGAACCTGAGGACTCTTATTTGCGAAGTTGTGGTATTGGTTGTAACTGTAAAGTCAGCAAATGGGTAAGTGTAAGCAGTAGATAAACCACTAGTAGCTTCGGTTCCGGAAGCAAACCCAATATTAGCTACGGCTTTATTGTTTACTCTTGCTTGTATACTGGCTGAACCGGTGTATAAAGTGCCTGGTATTTGAAGCATTTCTGCCTCTACGTATACGCGCTTTATGATGGTAGGAACTTTTGTAGATATATCAGACAGTTTTAAGGTAGCAGTAGTTGGAAGCGTGGTTCCACTTGCTTGACCCGGCTCTATCGTTGTTGGTCGAAGACGATGTAAAGCAAGTTTATTTTGACTAGCGCCTGTTGTTGTTTCTGCTAAATACAAAGCCTGGTCTTGAGATGTGTTGTATCTTGACACTTGGCCGCGAGCAATAGCAAATTTTAAATTGTCATCGTAAGTCATTGTGGATGGAATTTTCATTACCTGCCACCTGTCTTGGGCGTTTAAAAGATAAACAACAGCGTATTGTAATAAAAATGGTTCTTCTACTACGGCAGCAACAGCAAGATAACCCATATTTGTTCTAGAAATTCTAATATTTGCATCAGCCAAACCAAACCTTTGATATGCTGCAACGTCAACTCTTGAACCAGCAATGCCCATCAAGTTGACGGCATAGTTATTTGTTCCGGTTGACGTTACAAAATACACTGTGTTGTTGTGTTGAGCTACTGGATCTGTTGGAAGAATGCCAAGAGTGTCGTTTATTTGTCTTACTGCCGTGCTCGTACCAAGAATACCTGTAATTGAATACCATCCAGATGGTTTAACAACAATCATGTCAAGGTTTCTCGGAACACAATAAGATATACCGTCGTTAGCGTACCCAACACCAACAAAGTTAAAATTACTCCAAGTTGCTCCAAACGTAAGAGCTTCAGAAAACAAAAACGTATCAGAAGCAGATCCCCAAGCAATCATTCTTGCGTTCCAAATAGTTAATCCAGTTAAAAGTATTGCGTTGCTAGAAGGAGTAAAAGCAACAACTACACCAGTTGATCTAGTTACTTGATAAATTGATATTGTACCAACAGCAACATATGCAACAACGTCGCTACCAACCGGCACCACAACAGGTGCTGCTCCAGCACTAGTACCGGTAACATTGGTTCCGCCAACAGCAAGAGTTATTCTGTTTACAACACCGCTATTTGTATTAATGAAATACACATATGTAGCAGAAGAAGTTAAACCTACAATTACGCAATAACCATTAAAGTAAGTTGGATCGCTCCAAGTTGTAGAAGTCGTGCTATTGTCAATAACACCAGCCGTTGTTCCCGTTCCTGAAAGAGTTAATTTTTGAGGTCCGTATGTTGGTACAAGAGATGCGTCATCGTTGGAAAGAGTTATGTTTGCACCTTGCCAAGTGTTTTTGGGCTGGTTTACCGCAGATGGACCAACGTAATATCCACCGCCAAAGTCATCCCATTCGTAAAAAAAAGCGGCCATTTAAGACCACGTAGCGTACTGGTAACCACCATCGTAACGAATACGTCGACCAGTATTTTGTTTCAAATCGTCACGGGTGTTGTTGAGTAACGATTGGTATTCGGCTTGGTATACGGCAGCTCGGCTTTCATCTTGACGAGTCATTGATGCAAGATAGCAAGTGTACGCAACAACCAAACTGTGATGAATGGTAGGGATAAGCGGGGTGCTGGCATCGCTTGAAAGGGTTGGTTCATTTCGGTAGTAGTACAAAGTGCCGGTTACGGTTGTAGTATTTACAGGGCTGAGTTTGGCCTTATTGCCAATAATGGTCCAAGCAAAAGTTCCGTTGTTTCTGTCTGGCATAACAAAGTCTTCAAGCTGCAGCCATACTGTCGGTCTAGATTCAATTACCAACGAACGGGCCCGAACAAAGTCATTAGGCAAAGACGCAGAGCCGGACACAAAGTTGATTGTGTAATCATCCAAAAGCCATGGCCATTCTTTTGACGAGGCTATAACTGATAGGGAACGGTTAATAAGACTATTTAATGTGGTATCGGAAAGAAGACCATCCCCAATAGTAGGAATAGCCAAACGTTCTTTTACAGCAGTACGAAACTCACCACGGTTCATGCCCAGATATTATACCATTTAAGGTTCTCGCGTAGTCGATCATTTGTTGGGTTTAGTCGTACGGCTTCTCCACCATGATGCCAGGCCGTTGATTTGTCTCCAAGGTGGTAGCAAGCGATAGCCATTAGGTCGTGCGGGAGCCATCCCCAGGCTTCTGCTTCGCAAAGATAATCTAGTGGTTTTTCAGTAATTGCCAAAGCTTGTGACGCTGAATTACGACAAGACAGCCAATTGTGCTGATTATGATAATACTGAGCCAAGTCCACCCAAGATTCTCGTCGTGATGGCGATTCAGCTACGGCTTGGTATAAATGGTATTCGGCTGCATCCGGAACCATTTTAGCTAAGTATCTGTGGGTTGCGGCTCGTTCTGGCAACCAAGTTGATAGATCTAGGTGTTGTGTAAAATGGTATTGGGCGAGGGTGTAATCGCCGGCAAAGTAAAGTTCACGGGCTAGGTAGAACTGGTTGCGGTCATCCCTGGGGTCTTCTTCTACTGCAAGTTTAAGTAGGGGCAGGTATTGACTGCGGGACTTAGAGCTGTCTGGATGATGGTGGATTTCTAAGCCATCAACCCAGTGTTGGGTTTCTATGTCTAGAGGTTTAAGAACTTCGTGTACGGGGTGTTTCCATTTGTATCCGTGTCGTGCGTGGATTTTGTCGCCACCGTATACAAGTCCTTCCGTTCCGTCGGGGTTCCATGACCAGATGTATTTGTATCGGGGGCGGGTCGTGCCAGCAGGGATTGCTTCTAGTGCTTCTCGCCAGCCTGGTTGTAGAACCTCATCCATGTCTAAAGCGATGCACATGTCTATGTCTTGGGGGAGCATAGCTAGTGCGGTGTTGCGGGCTGTGTCAAACCGCCACGGGCTGAACTCACGGGTAACGGTATGGATGCCAAGTGAGTGGGCTAGGTGGGTGGTGTTATCGGTGGAGCCTGTGTCAAGGATGAGGAGATGGTCGGCTTCTTTAGCGGAGTCAT